AAGTCTTGTGGAGCGCCAATAGCCTGTAATCTTTGAGCAATATCAGCATAAGCCCTAGCGCCTGCGCCTGGCCTAAATTGATTCATAAGTTGCTCTGCCTCGTTGATACGAGAATCCACCTGAATAGCACCGCCAACCCTACCAGTTAAGTCTTTTTGGTAATCGTTAAAATTAGCGACCCCTGGTGTTGTTGGAAGTAAATTCTGTGTTCCACCTTGAACGTTTGGTGCTGTAACTGTTCCTGCAGCCCTATTAGTTAAATAAGGTGTTCCTTGTGCGTTTGCATTAAATTGTGGCAATGCAGCAGCGTATTTCTCAGAGTTAGTAGCTAGGCTATTTCTAATTTTTGCTAACAAGCCTTTATAGCCTGCAACATCATTATTATTTAAATGCTCTTCAGCTTGTTGATAAAGAGTATCAATTGCAGGTGAATGACCAAAAGTAGAGGTCCACTGTTTAGTTGCAGATAACTCCTTTTTTAAGCCTTTAATATCATTGCTTTTATATGCCTCAGAGTTTTCTAATCCAGTAATAGCGCCACCAGCCATAGCGACTTGGTTTTGTAATAAGTCTAATTGGGACTTTTCAGATTGCGCTTTTGCCTGAGCAATTTCTGCTGGCATTGTTGCTGCTTGTTTTTGATAGGCCTGAACACCTCTAGCCATATTGACAATATCGCCTAAATTATTGCCATATTGCTGTGGCTTTACAGTTAAATCGGTATCAAAGTTATAACCTGCCATATTAAGCTCCTGCTGCGCTTTGGTTTTGACCTAATAAACTAGCCAATAATAAATTGTTTGCTACTCCTGTTGCGCCACCTGTTAATGCGCTGGCCACACCTGTTGTTCCTGCTGCCTGAGCTGCTGCACCTCCAACTCCAAGCTGACCTTGAGTTGTTGCAGCATTTTGAGCAAGGTTTCCTGTTTGTGTTTGTGAGGTTTGACCAATACCAGCAATACCTGCCAAAGTGTTATAAATATTTTGACGTTGAGTTTGATAATTTTGGAATGCGTTTTGATAGTTAGTTTGTGCCAAACCTTGAGTGTAGTTTTGCAGACCTTGTAAAGCATTACCTCCAACTCGACCACCTAATGCGTTTGCAGCGTTTAAATTGGCATTTTGCCCTTGCTGTAATTGGAAGGCATAGCCAGGTGACATATTGGCATTTAAATCACTTGCATTAAATTGATTGGTTAAATAACCTGTTCCTGTTCCTGCGCCTACTGCATTGCCGTTTGCATCGTATTGAACATAGTTTCCAGGCAACATAGAATTAATTTGATTTAATGCGCCATAGCCAGCAGTTCTATATGGTTGCTGTTGTTGATTTTGAATATTAAACATATTCGCAGTCAACTGTGATGCGTTGTTTGCAGCGTTAGCTTGAATTTGTGCAGCTTTATTAGAAGCGTTAGCACCCAATAAACTGCTTAATACGTTAGCGCCAGCAGTTACACCCAAAGCTGTGCCAAGACCGCCACCGCCAAGACTGCTTAATAATCCTGTGCCACCAGCTGCTGCGGTTGCTGGTGCAGCCAATCCTGCTGAAGTTCCAACTAAAGCACTTCCTGAGGCTGGAGCAAGTCCTGCGCTTGCATCAATAGCAGCAGTTGTAGGTGCTGTCAAAGAGCCTACAGTTCCGCCTGATGTAAGGCCTGTTGCGCCTGCACCACCAGTTAAACCTGTGCCACCAGCAACTCCTGTGTCGGTTGTTGCGCCTGCGACAGCAGCATTTGTAGATGGGGCTGTTCCCAAAGCTAAAGCAGATGGATCGCTTGCTACTTGAGAGGCTACTGTTGCAGGGTCTAAACCTGCTGCTGTAATAGCAGAATCTGATAATGTGCCTGAGTCGGCTGCTGCCAAAAGTGTAGGATCAGTAATGCCTGCTGCTAAGAGAGCAGCTCCACCGATTGTTGCCCAACCACCAGGAATTGCATTATTTACAGCAGAATCAACGCTTGCAAGACCGCCTAAAATACCGCCACCGCTACCATCTGTGCCAAGAACACTAGAAATTGGATCTGTTATTGCGCTTACAAAGCCCCCACCACCACCTCCAAAAGGGGTGCGTTTTAATTCCCAAGTCCAACCGCTATGCTTACTTTTAAACATGCTCATATAGTGTTCTCCACAAGGATATAACGCTCTTTGAATCCTACTTTTCGCCATAATCTAGCGATTGATTCTCGAACACCACCTTGTATTTTAGTTGCTCCAAATTGCTTCAAAATCTCCACCAACTGCTTATAGGTGTCTTTATTAAAGATATTTTTACCGCCTATTGCCGTTACAAAGCCAATTCTGTCATTTGGCATATTGATAAACGACACAGTTAAAGCACCTTTAATAAAATCACCTTCAAAAATACCTATTAACAACCATTGATTGCTAACTACTGCCAACCGCACCTGATCTAATGTGTAATCACCATCTGCATATAAAAGCGCATCTTCAATAAATGGAGCAACTTTTGACCATTTTTGCGCAACTTCGTCAGGCAATATGCGTTTTAGTATCATTTTTATAAATTATAATAGGGAACCTTGTATTTTTTACCATTTACAGTCACATTTATAAAGCCGACAGGATTAGATGGTAAGGTTGCCGATCCTGCGCTTGCCGAGGTCGCAGAGCTAAAATTAAGCAAATTTAAAAAGAATTGCTGCCAAGCCCTAGTAGGTCTTTTAGTTGTTGAATCTAAAAATTCCGACTGGGGATAAGGATTGCTTTGCGAGCTAGACCATAAGCCTGTTGACATTAGTTTTCTCCTACACTTGCTTTAAGGTTTGCAGACACAATAACGGCTTTAACAGGGTCGGTAATAACCACCTCATAAATTCGATCCCTTGCCATACCTAATCTGCGCCAAATAGCTCGGTTTTTATATTTACCTTGCTGACCAATAGGAATCCAATACTCTCTACTCCAAGTCGAGCCACCGTCATTAGACCAGCGCAACATAGCCTGTGGGTTTGTATAAGGGGTCGTTGAATTGACGTTAGATGCCGTTCCAATAATATAAATAGCAGGCGCTGGTATTGTGTCTATTTGATTAGGGCCAATTACTAAATCTGTCCCAATAAATGTTCCTGCGGATATAAAGCTACCGCCTTGTCCGACACCAGGCTGGAATTGAATTTGAAGCTCGTCAAAGTATTGGCGCTGTAAATCTTCCACCAAATGAGGGCATCTACGAACCCTGCGGATTTCATCACCGTCATCGGTATAGTTATTAGGGTCTAGCTCGTAAATCTTACCGTTTTGCCAATCGCCAACCAAAACCATGCCCTGGAATAAAGCTAAGCAATTGCCTCTGTGACGGTGAAAAACGTTATTGCTATCTACATAAAGCCATTTATGCCACATTTGGGTTGTGTTGTCATAAGCCCATGTTAAGTCTAAAGATGGGAATGAAACTACATAAACCTCATGTCCTTCAAGCTGGTAAGTCCAGGCAATAGCATCGTCAACCTTTTGATTTACCAAGGTATTTTCTACCGCATGGGTTGAAATGCGAGTTGGGGTATAGCCCTGCATCATCATAATTTGGGCTTGACCACGAATATTACGACTTACATAAGCAAACGAGTTACCAACCCTAGCAACCGAGAATTTAGCAACGATTCCATGCTGTGTGGATGTTCCTGGAATACGCTGAAAAGGGAATGGGAACGCACCAACATCCGTCCAAACCTCGCTTGAGTTCTCGCCCAATAAATATACTTCTCGGTGGTCTACTATTAAAGACACCAAATTATCAGGTGCGCCATCTTTAGAGCTAAAACTTAAAGGCTGAGTAATAGGGCTAAGGGCATCGGAAGCAGCCCATATTTGTGTGCCTGGATCGTTATAAACAAAATAGTTATCCATAATATCTACTACATCAGCGCCAGTAAACGCACCGTCAGTATTAGGAATAACCGTAAAGTTCAAAGCATACATTTGCTCTGAACTGATTGTGTATGCCTTATTAATATAGTAGCTAGAGCCTGCCGTTACTATTTGCGTAACGATTGTGCCATCAGATATTCCTGAGCCAACAATGGTTTGTCCTAAATATAGGGTTACCGATGGGCTTACAGTCAGGTTATGGTAAGTAACACCGCTTACTACTACATCGGCAATAGCGCCTTGGAAAGATATAGTATTAGACGCATATATTTGCGTAGATGCAACAGTTTGCGACTTGTTTAATGTCCAAGTAGTGCCTGAACCTGACAATATTACGGTTTCGTTACTTAAACCAATACCGTATAGCGCCTGACCAACCGCTAAAGTGCCTGAAAAGGTGCGACTTACGGTTAAAGTAGTGCCTGAAATAGAACCTTGGATAGTCGCTGCCGTTGGGTTATTGATCCGCCAGGTATAGCGATAAGCACCGTCAACAATATAGACGTTTACACCGTTGTCGGTAATTCCTACATGGCCTGAGCTAGTATTTAGCTGGCCAACAATTGTGGGGGTAAGGTTAGACGTTAAAACATACACATAAGGGCCACAAACGGCCACCATTTGCATACCACCGCTAACGGTGCGCATACCCCTAACCTCTTGAGTATTAGGCAACACAACCTTGGCTGTTAGCCCTGGTGTTGGGTATAAAGCAACAATACCTCTCTGTCCAGGCAACTTTAATGGATCAATTTCTGCTCTGAAATTAATGCACTCTTGCGCATCCTGGTAAATCGAGGGTGCTTCGTATGATGGGCCAACAAAACCAAAGTCTGGCATTTTTTACCTTATCTAAAGAAGCCACCGCTTAAAATCCATCCTGCATCTTTTTGTCTGCTGCTCAAAATAGAATCAGCAAAACGAGCGGATTGAACAGGTTTCATATTAGTGCGTTTGACCGTTGCTTTTCCTTGTGCTGCATATTGCTGAATCATTGCTATTTGAACTTGAGACGCTTTGCCATACATAGGCATTAAACGCTCAGCCAAACACCATCTTAAAGCCATCGTATAGCCTTGTGGCAAGTTAATATTGTCATTTAAGTTGGTATAGCGAGTAAAAATGGTATCGGCAAACATGTGCATTTCGCCTTGGCTAGGATTAGGCCATACAAATATGTTTCCTAATGTTTCAGCAGGCTGGTAATACAAAGCTTTAGGCCAAGAACCATTTAGGGTTTTAAGGCCAATCATTTCATAGTCATTGACGTTTAAAATGGCTACTGGATAGTCCAAACCACCGTTAATAATTGGCACACCGTTTGAGTTGGTATTAATACGCACAAAGGCGGAGTCAATTTGCAAAGGACGCTGGTAATAAGCGTTGATTGTTTCGCTTGTTACGTTTTGGTTAATATTGACCAAATATGTGCCAGCTTCGTTTACATTACCGCCAGCGCCTGTAGCAAATGCTGTGATAGTCGTTCCTGATGCTATTCCAGCGCCACTTAAGGTCATTCCTAAAGAAATAGCGCCTGATTGGATAGAGCTAATAGTTAGAATATTGCCTGAAATAGAACCAGTAAATATAGAGCCGACTTGTCCCCCTGGGCCAATAGTATATTGAGTTTGACCTGAAACAATAGGGAAAATAATTTCAGTCTTATAGAAGACCATCATATCTTCGTTTGACCACTGATCAATCATATCGTTCAGCATATCAAAAGCATCTTGAGCAGCTTCAGGGGTTGGAGTTTCTCCAGCTTCCAAAGCTCCAATATCTTTTAATGCTCTTGAAATGATGTCTATTGGCTGTGTCATAATTAAATCTCAGGTTTAAATACTTGTGGTTGCCAGGGTGGTATGACTTTATTTTCCATAGCCTCTAACTGCTCTTGTAATCTAGCGGTAATGTGGCATTGACCATCTTTTACTGCCTCGCCCTCAATCCAGCCAGCTACCATTTCTTCGGTAACTTGGTCAAAAGGCACTTTTGCAGTTGGGCAGTCAAAATACCAATTACCTTCAGTTTCTACTGATTTATCTTCGCTTGAAGCGGTGACATGATAACGAGCATGATTAATCACGCCATCTTTAGCAGAAACTTCTAAGATTTTCCAAGTAAACATTATTTAATAGCGTTCTCAAATGGTGTTAAATCATTAGAACCGTAATACTCTGCACCTTTAGCAATTTGAATTTCAAGGTGTTCTTTATTACGCTTAACTGTATCAGCCCAATCAGCATCAGTCATTTTTGTTGGTTTGCCAGCTTCTAATAAAGCAACGCTATCTAATGCGGCTTTATAGTCTTGTGCTACTTGTTGTTCTTTAGTTATTTCCATTATTTACTCGCTAATTGTTGTTTAAGGGAATCTACTTCTGCTTTGAGTTCTTGGATTGCTTTGACTAATACAGGCACTAAAGATTCGCCTTTATATTTCAAAGCATTTTCATCTTTGTTATCAATAATAATTGGGTTGTTGCCTTCTAATGCAAGGATTTCCTGCGCCAAGAAACCATATTGCGTGTCACCAGTTGGGTTTTTATCTGTGCGATTATCCGTAAATTTGTAAGATACAGGATTTAATTTAGATACAAAATCTAAACCTAAAGATACAGGCGTTATTTCTGTTTTATCTCTAGCATCAGAAGTAACAGTCCAAGATACTTTAATATAAGCATTGGTAATGTTATTGTCACCAAAACAAGCATAATTTGATTGAGTTGAAATAATTCCTGATGGTGAAGAGCTTAAACCACTATTTGAACCAATACAAATATTATTTACACCGCTAGTAATATATTGACCAGCATTAGAGCCAATACCAGTATTGCTATTTGCATTATTACCTAAACTATTTAATGAAGCATATCCAAAAGCAGAGTTATTACTATTACTTCCGCCTCCGTTTAATGCGTTCATACCAAAAACTGCATTTTGTGAACCTGTAATATTAGCGTATAAAGCGCCATTACCAAGTACACAATTTTGTGCACCAGTAGTATTACTATACCCAGCTTGATAACCTACTGCGGTGTTATTAGAAGCGGTGGTGTTGTTGTTAAGTGCTGAAGTTCCAATTGCTGTATTGCTTGCTCCAGTAGTGTTGTACCTTAAACCATTTTCACCTATCGCCACATTGTTAGATGCGGTTGTATTTGCATACAAAGTGTAGTCACCAACTGCCACATTTGAACCGCCAGTAGTATTTGAATACATTGCTTGAATACCAACAGCAGTATTAGGGCTTCCAGTAGTGTTGTTATAAAGAGTTTGATAACCTACTGCTGTGTTATTAGATGCGGTGGTGTTGGAATAAAGAGCTTGAAATCCTAATGCTGCATTAGAAGCACCAGTTGAATTTGACAATAAAGAAGCAGCACCTACGGCTGTGTTATTGTTGGCAGTTGTGTTGTTCTGTAAAGCACCTTGACCAACGGCTGTGTTTTGAACACCAGTAGTGTTTGAATATAACGCTTGGTAACCTAAAGCAGCTTGGTTATATCCTGTAGTGTTTGCATACCCAGCTTGATAACCTACTGCTGTGTTATTAGATGCGGTGGTGTTAAGTTGTAAAGCCTGCCTACCAATTGCTGTGTTTGAACCGCCAGTTGTATTGTTTGCAAGAGAAACGCTCCCAATGCTTGTATTGTTTGAACCAGTTGTATTTGCCGATAAAGCAAAATCACCTACGGCAAGATTAGATGCTCCTGAAGTATTTACATTTAAAGTGTTAAAGCCAATAGCGGTATTTTCATTGCCAGTATTAGAACCAGCCAAAGCACCTACGCCAAATGCTGAATTATAAGTTCCTGAACCATTAACACCCCTACCAACAGTAAGACCTGATATAGAAGCATCATTAGCTACAGTTAAAGTTGTGCCGTTAAATGTTAAGTTAGCTGATGCTGACTCTAGACCACCTGTGCCTGTATAAACTACTCGACCTGCTGTTAGGCTTGAATTAGTAATAGAAGTTGATGCGCTAAGGCTTGTAAATGCGCCTGTATTTGGTGTTCCTGAGCCAATAGTGCCAGGGGCGGTGTAAACGCTTGATGCAAGCATAGTGCTTGTAACTGTGCCTGTATCGCCTGTGGTTACAAGATTGCCGTTTACAGCAGGAACGTTTAAAGAGAAGTTAGAGCTAGGATTAGGGCCAACTAGGGCTACCTGACCGCCTGCTGTTGCTTGAAAGACTAATTGACCCATGATTTTTCCTTATGGTGCTAT